GAAAATGTAAATTTTGAGTATGTTGCATCGTCAAATACAACTGATAAGTTTTAATGTGTATCTTTTATTGTTCCTACCTAAAAACCCTTCTTATAAGAGAAAAGCAGGAACTGCACGAACAAGTCATTATAGGCCTCTTACTATTCATTGTTATTATAATATAATATTTTATCTTAAAGCCGTTTTGTCCTTCAAGGGTGTAAATATTGAACTCATACAACTTATAGCATTTTGATGAAAATATTTGGATTAATTTATCAGTATCTTATGATTAATAAGTTTTTGATAAATTAAATGATAAACAAGTATTGTAATTAGCTTATACATGATCAAATTTTTTTTAAGTTTTTATTTATATTTTAATATAATAAAAATCTAGTTATAATTAATGAAAAAAATAATTAATTCGGATATGAAATGTGCCCCAAGTAAAAAATATTTAGATGGTTCATGTTTTTCATTAGAAACATTAAAATTAATTACTGAAAATTATAATAAAAGAAACAGTAATAAAATAAATATTAATCAATCGAAAGAATCTTTAGTTAATGATTTGAAAAATAAATTATCAGATAAATGTAATGAACAAACATGTTGGTTAAGATTAGATATTGTTAAAGAATTAAATAATGAAGATATAATAACAAATACTTTTAGACCAAAAGGTCCAAGTAAAAAATATGAATGGTTAAGTACTACTCATATTAATGATGTTATAGAACAATATCATTATGTTCATAAAGATTTTTTATTTTTGGGTGCTGTTCCATCTGATTTTGAAGAAATCCCAATTTTAGGAATTGAAAACTTAAATTTTGAAGATTTAGAAAAAAAAGGTAAAAATAAAATAGGTATGGTTATAAATTTAGATGAACATTGGAAAGATGGATCACATTGGGTTGCATTATATACTGATTTAAAAAAAAATCAAATATATTTTTTTGACTCTGTTGCAAAAAAACCAATTAAAAGAATTAGAAAATTTATTAATAGATTAACTAAATATTTATATAAAAAAAAATATAATTCACAATTGCATATTAATGATGTTATTGAAAAAATTAAAGGAATAAAAAAAGAAAATTTAAATAAAATATTAAAGGATAACCAACAAATTAATAATTTAATAGGTGGTGGTTTTGATATTAGGTATAATCATATTCAACATCAATTTGCTAATTCAGAATGTGGTGTTTATTCAATTAATTTTATTGTTAGATTGGTTGGCGGTGAATCTTTTGATTCTATTATTAATAATATTATCAAAGATGATGAAATGAATGCTAATAGAAAAATATATTTTAGAAATGTTAGTTAATTTTTTCAATCATAAAACTTAAATTATGAGATAAATTATAAAAATTAATTGGTAATCCTTTAGAATCTTTAAATTCAATTTCTAATTTATCAATATTGAATGGTTTTTCAAATTTAAATTGACAAACTGATTTACCATTAAAATGTAAAATACCAAATGGAACTTCATCAGATAAGTTATTTAAGAATAGATAAACTTTATCAATAATTCTCAAATCCCAAATTTTATCAGCAATATGAATTTTTTTATTTTCTAAACTAGAAGTGAATCCTAAATTTTCAGTTGATAATAAAGTTGGAATAATAGATAATTCTTCTTCATCTATATTACATTCAATTATAACTTTTTGTTGTTTATTTAATTTAATCTCTATGATTTCATTTAAGTTTTTATTAGATAATTCTACATTTAAAATTTCAATTAAATCTTCAATGTTATATTTACCATTAGATATATTTAAAATTATTTCTTCATTTTTGTATAATAATTTTAATTCACTATTCTTATTTTCTTCAATATTAAATAATGGGATGGGTATAGAATAAGACATTAATTTAATTCCAATTGCATTATTTATTTTTTCTAATGGAAATATATATTTTGATTCATTATTTTGGTTTGATACTTCAATTTGTAATTGGTTTGTTCTAAATAAATAATCATAATTTTTTATTAATTGTTTTAGTTCAGAATCTTTTTTATTTATTTCAATATCTTTTAAATTTATTTCAGCAATTTTTGTATCTAATTCACTATTTTTTTGACTTAATACTTCAAATTCATTAGCTATTTGTTTTTTAATTTCAATTATTTTTTCATAATCATTATTTTGTTGTAATCTTACATTGTCTAATTTTAATTCATCTATTTTATTTTTTAAGTCTTCAATATATTGTTTATACTGATTTATCTTATCATCTTCTTTAACTTCAATATTTACCATTTTCATACTATTTTTTATATTATCAAATCTATCATTTGTTTCTTGAGAGATTTGTTGTTTATATTGATTTCTCATTTCAGCATCTTTTCTTAATTCTATATCTCGTCTCTTTTTTAGTTCAGCTTCTCTTATCATTTCATTCCGTTTGGTTTCAATGTCAAAATCATTTTTCTTAATTGGAATTTGAACATCTAAATCATTAAATCTTACTCGATTTTGTTCTTGAATTACATCATTAGAATTTATGTTTGATTGATTAAATTTTTCACTTGTAAAATCAATTTTATCATTACTTTGAGGAACTTTTAAATTATCTCTATCAGATTGTAGTTTTTTTAATCTATCTTCAAAGCTATGTGTATCCTCTATTATTTCTTGATCAATTAATGGTTTGTCTATATTATCCAAACTCATTAAATTATCACCTGAATCTATTGCTAAACCTTGAAAACCTCTATTGAAATCAGATGATTTCATATTTTGAAAATCTATTTTATCATTTTGTTTAGACGTTAATTGTACATCATTTTTAATTTCTATTTTATCAGGATTAGTTTTTTTTGATTTTAAAAATTCAGGTGTTGGAGGCTTTTGATTTTTCATATTTAATTCACTCTGTCTCATTTGTTGAATATTTTCCATCATAGAATTAACATCTTTGGCATTTCTACCAGTATCATAATTATTAAAAAAATTTTGATCTGTAATGTTCTCAACAATTGGTCTAAAAGCTTGATCTAAACTTGAATCAAATTTACTTTTATTAGCACTAACTCCAGATAAATTTTCATTTGGTCTTTTGTTAATGCTTACTTGAGGTGTAACGCTTACTTGAGAAGTAATACTTTTTGTAGATTCAGGACGATCTAAAAATTTATTTCCTTGATTAGGATTTGATTTAAAATCTCGTTCAAATTTTAAATCCGATGGAGATTGTTGTAAGTTTAAAAGAACATTATTTTTTTTTATTTCATCCAATGATTCATTTACTGAATGTTTTTTAAATTGATCAAAAATAGAATTGAAATTATCTTTATTAATTTTAGTAGTATCAAGTGATCTATAAACAACTTTCATATTTTTTATTAAAATATTTATTAGTTTTTCTTTACCTTCGCGACTTATATTTTGAAAATTTGATTGTTGTAATATTATTTTATTTAATCCAGATATTGTTTTTTTTGAAAAAAACTCATTCTGTAATTCTTCTGACATTATTGATAAACTAGTGTTTTTTTTTTATAGATTTACGCTTTTCATGCGTTTATATTATTTAATCATCTACAGACTTTTCTGAAAAATTTCCATTATCTGAATATACGATTTTTTTAACTACTTTTTTTTTTATTTCAGTTTTATTCTTACCTTGTGGTTCTATTACTTTAGTTATAATATTAGGTTCATTTAATTCAGAACTATTAATATCTTCAATATGATCATCAATTTTAATAATCATTGTTTCACCATCAAAAGCTGCAATCTTATCCCAAGGTGGATAATAAATATCTGATTGTACATATTGATCTTGTTTTAAAATACCATGAATAATTAATGCCATCTTTGCAGCATTTTGTTCACCTTCTTTTTTTGATGATCCAATACCAAAACTAATACATCTTTTTTCTAATGGACAATCTGGTTCAACATCATAACGTTCAACACCCATAATATATTTGCGTTTATGAGGTGGTCCTTCAAAATGAATAGTAACATATTGAGGAAATTTCCATTTATTTTGATGATGAATTCTTAATAACTGATCTTTATAATTATTATCACAATATAATTTTTCTGAATAATCTATCATTGTTTCTAACATATTAATTATTAAAAACATACATGGTTCAAATCCATTGGATAAAAATAATGCTCCAATAAATGATTCAAAAACATCTTCATGAATTTTTTCTAAATTTCTACCATTCATTAATTCAATTTGTTTACTAATTATAAAAAATTTACTTAGTCCTATTTCTTTTGACCAAATAGATAAATTTTTTTTATCTTCTATTTTTGTTTGTAATCTTGTCATAAATCCTTCATCTTGTTTTGGATATCTATGAAATAGATACATAGATACAATCAATTTTAGAACACGATCACCGAAGTATTCCAAACGTTCATAACTTTTATCCATTAAATCTAATAATTCATCAGGATTTCCTAATTCATTTTTAGCATCAGATAATATATTAGATGGATATATATCTTTTTTACAATATGATTTATGAGTAAATGCTTGTCTAAAGTATTCAATATGATTAATTTTATCTAAATTGACATTGTATTGATTTAAAATTTGAATAATATCTGATTCATTTACTAAGACATTATTTAAATTGTATGGTATATGAATTATTTCATCTTCACCATCGGTGTTTTTAATAATAAAACCATCATTCATATAATTTGTATTAACTATGCATTTTTCCATTATTTATAGAGTAACTATTTCTATAAATAAATGTTCAATTTTTTTATAAAAAAATTAAATCTTATGATAATTATATTTCATTCATACTGGATTATGTTTTGAATAAATAATTGTTATTATCCATAAAATAAATGCAAAATAAAAAACATGTTCTTTATATTTTGATGTGACTATACTGCTTGCAAAATAATATCCAGTAATATTTGCTATAACATCAGTTATTTTATTTATAATACCTTCATTCCAATATTTTTCAGGTATAAACCAGTATTGTTGAAGTAATTTGTATGTCATTGGGTATTGAACCATATAATATTCAAAGATTTCCCATAAAAAAGAAATTAATATAACAATATCGTATCGATTTGGATATAAAATACCAATTATAACCCATAAAAAAAAATGAACAGCAGTAAATGCATTTACATACTCAGGATTCATTTGCCTATATTATAATTTAAAAGAAATAATTTTTTTAGCAATTGTATACATATATATAAATCGGTTTTTACAACCTTGAAAATTTAAAATACCGATTTTACTTATCTAAAAAATGAACCGCTGTAAATGCATTTACATACTCAGGATTCATTTGCCTATATTATAATTTACACCTTGCACAATTAAAACGCCGATTTTTTTCTAATTTATATATATATAAATGTCAAATAAAATTATTCATATTGATGGTGTTCAAGGTTCAGGAAAAAGTTATATTTGTTCTAAAATAAAAAATATTTTATGTGTTGATACAGATGACATAATGAAAAAAGCAATACAAATAATAGAAAATAGTCAACAAACAAATAAAAAAATGCCAAGAACTTTTAATCAACTACAAAAAATAAAAAAAAAATTGGTCGATAAATATTTAGTAAATAATGATAAAATAGCATTTGTTGGTATGACAGCTGATATACCTCTACCTACGCATAAATTTTTTATAAAAATAACTGATTTTACATCTGTTTATAAAAGATTATTATTAAGAGAACTAGAAAAAATATTTATAAATTATAAAAAAATAAAAAAGCATATAAATGAAGAAAATAATCCAAACGAAATTGATATTCAAAGAATTGCTGATATGTCATTAGTATTTCCAGTTGATTATAAGAAATTTTTAGAAGACTATAAGGAAAGATTAAATGAAGCAAAGAAAAAAAATTATTTGGTAAAAACACAAGAACAAATAATATCAATCGTAAATAATTTATGAAAATCGGCGTTTTAAATGTGCAAAGGTGTAAAAAAAATTTTATTTCCTGAAGGTATACTATTTATTAACAGTATAGATTATGAGGCTACAATAAAATTAATTGAAGAATTAAAGAAAACATATATAGATGTATCATATCAAAAATTAGATCTAAATTATTTAATTACTTGTAATAGTGGTTCTAACTAAATTTTCTAAATTTAGAATTTCATCAGTATCATATATTTGTTTACCTGTTATTTGGTTTATTAAATAAGCAACTTTTAAAGTAGATAAATTCGGTTTCAGTTTGTTTGAACTAACACTTGGACAACCACCTAAATTACCAAGTGATGTATCTATTGAAATTAATTGATCTCCATATTTTTCAATAATTTTTTGAATATTCGAATCTTCAGAATGAGAATGAATATGTAATGATAATTTATTTGTTGAAATATAATTTTTGACATAGTGATGCAATTGATCCATATCATAAGTACCAATTGTATCCGAAACTACAATTTCTTCTGTTTTTTCATGTTGGCTAAAACGATTAAAAATCAAATCGATATTTTTAATATGTGTATCATTAATGATTCCTTCAAATGGACAACCAAAACATGTACTAATATAAATTCTGAATTTTTTATCACTGGTTGAATTTAATATTTTTTCTATCTGATCTAAATTTTCTTTTAGTAACATATTTGTATTTTTTTGAACAAATGTTTCTGAACAAGCTGTTATTAAACTTATTCTATTAACTTTTTTAATATTAATCCAATTATTAAGTTCTTCATATTTATTATAATTTGGTACTAATAAAAATAAATTTGATTTTAAATTATCAAAATTCATTGATTGTAATACATCTTTTGTATTAATCATTTCTTTAATTTTATGACTTACATTAGAACCAAATTCAATATTATTAATATTAGAATTATTTAACCTATAAATTATATTATTTTTTAAATTTTTTGAGAAAATTATATTCTGTGATTTTAAGTTTTGAATTCCATCTCTCAAAGTAACATCGCATATTCTAACAAAATTTCTAAGATTTGACATTATATATTACTATATTATATAGTAAAATTTTAAATCAATTTTTTGTCAACACAAACCAATTTGTTGACAAACTTGTTGTGGTGATTCTTCTTGTTCAAGAAATTCAATAATTTTAGGAAGATATGTATTAACAACATTTTCACAAAGAGTATCATATTTTGTTTTTTGACATAATGTATCAAGATTTGTTTCAATTTGAGTTATAGTCTTGTTAGTCAAAAGTAAAGCCTCAGCTTCTTGTGCTACAAACTGACAAACATCACATTTCAAACCAGTACTATTAATAGTTATATTAGTTTTGTTTTCAAATGTTGTATTACGATTAAAACTCATAGCAGAAGCAAATAAGAAAGACAAAACAACAGCATATACGAAATTATTAAAATAGATGGACATTATATAATATGTCTATACTACAATATGTTAATAAATCAAATTTTTTACTCATTACTAATAACAGGTAAAATATCTTGTACGATATCTTTATATGACATCATTCTCATTTTACAACAATATCTTCTAAACCCTAAACTTAGTAATAATTTGCTTAATTCTTTTTCTCTTTCTTCAGCTGATAAATTTGGATTAGTACAAATTTTTTGTTTACCTTCTTCATATTCTAAATTTTTTTGACCAAGAAAATAGCCACATGTTGGACAACTAATATATAGCATTAATAATATATAATATTAGTTCATATATTTTTAATTCAATTTTTTTATAAAACTTAAGTTTTATAAAAAAAATTATCATAGACAATTTTTTATATATAATTATATAATAATGTCAGATAAAAAAGGATTAAATTATGTAACAACAAACAAATCAAATCGAGATATTAATAAACAGTTTGATCAAAAAAATTTTAATAAAAACTTTGAAGAAAAAGAAAAAGAAAAAGAAATAGAATTAAGAATTAATAAATCTACAGATATTTTTCAAAACCATCAAATTATAGATACTAAATTACCACATGAAAAACCAATTGAAGATATTATAATAAATATAAGAGAAATGTTTTATAAAATTTTAGAAATGTTAATAGATAAAAAAAATCCAATACCATATATATTTTCAAGTCCTGATAGACATTTTAGTTTTGCAATTTTATTAATTATTATTGGTGCTTTATTATTATTATTTAGTAATTTAATGATATCATCTGATAAATAATTTACACCATTGAAGATTAAAAATGCCGATTTTACTCACTGTAGGTGCATGTGGCAATAAAAAACTTCAAGGGTATAAAGGTTTCTTATGATATTTTTCAGTTACATTATAAGTTTCTTTAATTATATTTTCATACTTATCTTTTGTTATGTCTTTTATTACCTCATCATTAGTATTATTATAACTGGTATAACCTTATGGATTCAAATATAATCCATCCCTTGGGTAAACAAAATCAAATATAGAAAAACCAAAATCATCAGTAGGAACAGTTTTGTCCATGTATATAATAATTAAATATAAATTTTATTATTAGATATATATTATAGTTGTTAAATCGGAGTTTCAAATGTGTAACCATAAATATTTTTAGTTTACACATTAAAAAGGTGTTTTATATTTATGATGGTGTAAAATATATTTATCAGTAAAAAATGTAATAAAATTTATATTTTTGTAAATTATTATATAAATGTTTATATAGAATGAAAATTTATATTTTGAGACATGAAGACAGAACACAAGATTGTTCTTTTTTTTCTCCATTAACAGAAACAGGCTTAAATAATTCAATTAAATTAATCAATTATCTTAAAAAAGAAAATATTAATAATATATATTGTTCACCGTTTATACGTACATTACAAACAATATATCCATATTCAAAAAACAATAATTTTAAAATAAATTTAGAATATGGTTTAAGTGAGTTGCATCATCAAGATTTGATTCCTAAAAAAGCATTAGGTATATCATTACCTGAATATTTAGCCAAAGCATTTAATTGTAATTTAGACTATAAAACTGTAATAAAATCAACAGATATCGTATATCCAGAAACAAATGATGAAGTTGGAAAAAGGGTTAAAAGATTTTTACAAAATTTAATTATTGAAAATATTAACTCATCTCAAAATATTGTAATAGTATCACATCAATCTATTTGTTGTGAAATTTTAAAGATAGTTAATAAAAATAATAAAATAGATGAATCATTACTAACTACATATGATAAAGGAAAGTTATCATTAATATTTGATGCTTTTGAATGGAAATATAAACCAATAAATTAAATGGTTTAATAATAAAAATATATCATATTATTTAATAATGTCACATGATATTAATATATTATTAAATAATATTAGAAATTCACAAAAAATATTTATTACTGATAATTTTACAACTGAAATAAAAAATGTTGTAATAAACTTTTTTCCAAAATTAAATCAACAAGACAGGGAGATAATTCAAGATATAACAGTTTTTATAGTAGATTTAATATCTATGAAATTATCATTCAATAAAGATATTAAAGATTATTATGATCAATGGACACAAAATAATTATCGAGACATAAAAGGAGTAATCTTATTATTATTACCTTTTATAGATGATAAAGATAATAGTTATCTCTTAAAAAAAATTTCTGATTTAAATCAATTGTTATATTCGCCAATTGGAAAAAAATATATACCAAATAGTTTGAAAAATGAAGAAAGAAATAATATTTTTCTCTCTAATAATTTTGAATTTGGAAATATGGGTATAGGTTTGTTAAAATCCGATAGTGAAAATTTACTTGATTTATATCCTAATGATAATAAATTAATTTATGATATAATTTGTCATAATTTTT